CCATCCGGTTGTATATCTATTCTAAATGTACCTAGTTTCCAAAACTGACTTGTACTTGTGTTGTCTACTTTTAACGATATTGATCTAGCTCTAGCACGTGTGTCTATTTTTTGTGTACCACTTGTAATTGTAAACGGACCAAGTGATGAGCTTGCTGCTGTATCGTTTGGAAAATCTTTAAGATTTAATGTAATTCTAGTATCACCTGTTTGTGATAGAAAGTCTGGTAATACTCTTCTAATTTTCATCATAAATTCACCATCACCTTTTAGTGACGCTCCGCCATCTTGTGTTATACCTATATCAAAATCTCCGGATTGTATATTAGCAGTAATTGCAGAAGTTGCACCTTCTTTTATTTGATCTAATCCTTTTTCATGTTCATAATATATTGAAGACCCGTCTGTATTACCTTGTACATATGTTGAACTTGTGCTTGCTACATTAGTATCAGCATCATATTGTGATGCGTGTGGTTTACCAAATATAGCAGAGTCAGACCAAGCTGTTCTGTCTAATGTGCCTGTAGTCCATATAGGTCTTTGTGGTGATGATTCTATATAGTTATAAGTTACAACTCTATTAACTACATTAGATCCTGAATTAGGATAAAACCAACTAATTTCACCAAATAAATTATTAAGTCCTGCATTAATATGTTGTTTAGGAATTGTATTTATGTCATCAAAAACATGATCTTCAACTAAACACGGTAATGATTCTAGTTGTCCACCATATCTAAAAAAACCATTTTCTGACATCCAATAAGCGGTACCATCAACTTCAACACATGCATTTTTACCAATCAATCCACAGTTAGTACCAACCTGTTCAAAAGCAAATGTAAAAGGTGCTCCAACAAATCTCATAATAAATAAAGCTGTATCTGTCCAAACGTAAATTGCATTTCTACCTCTTAGTGCGCCAACTATCCGTGATCCGTCGGCCAGTCTTTGTGTGCCGGCACTGTTAGTTGCTGTAGGTGTGTAGTCTGTAATATCTTCTTGAGAAGAAAATCTTATAAACATTTCGTCTTGTGTAGACTTAGTTCCTATAGTTGTTTCTGTTCCAAAAAAAATTAAATGCCTGTCAGGAGTAGATACTAACATATCACGTGATGCCGTTGGTGCACCACTTGCAATTGCTGCTCTTGTGGCTGTAGCATTATTTGCATCTGAATCCCATGTAAAACTTTCACCATTAAATATAGTTGCAACTAAACTATTACCTAAATTGTCTAGTGACCATAAACCAGGATCTGTTACAATGTCACCTGATGCTGCAGCGTTCCATGCAAAAAAGTTTGATGCATCTGTAACTGTTGCACCACTTGAGTGTATTGCTGCCGTGGTCCCTGTTGCACCTCTTGTTAATCCGGATAATGTACCACCACTATTACCGGTATATGTAATTAACTCAGAACCAATTTGTACTGTACCTGATGATGGAAACGATGTTGAACTAGCCATAGTTAATGATGTAACTGACGCATTTATTCCTGATGATAGTGTTGATGTAAACTGTCCTTGTGCTACACCACCCCATGATCCAAGACCCCAACCAGTAGATGCAACCTCAACTGCTGGTCCTACAGGATAATAATGTTGCACTCTAATACCACCAGAAGTGCTTGCACCTGACCCTGATTCGTTAGAGGGCATGGTAATAGTTAAAGTAGTATCAGTTGGTATATCTGTTACCATAAATTTTATGTCTGTAAAATCACCAGATACAAAATTAGAATTAGTAATACTTGTAAAGCTATCTAATAATATTACATCGCTTTTATTTATATTGTGCGCTGATGAAAAAGTTATTGTTACAACAGCAGATCCATTAGTTGTACTAAAAGCAGAAGTTAAAGTTGTAGTAGCTTTAATTGGATGTATGTCATAAAAAATACCACCAGAATAAGCATACAATATTCTATTAGTACCTAATGCTGCAAATTTAATTCCTGCTGTGTTTACAAAATGATGTATTGCAGTGTTTCTACCAGTTAAACTTGTAGAACCTAATTGTGCCCAACCACCTATTTTTTCAGGATAACCATATCTAAATCTAACATTATCACCTTCAACCCATTGGCCTTCGCCACCGGTTGCGGTTACTTGTTTGTTAAATCCTGGTGCAAACTGTACTTTTTGTAACATATAAAAAACCTATTAATAATAAGGCAGGAGATAGTGTGGTGGAATCTCCCGCCATATTATTATATACAATATTATTTAGGTATTTTAAAGCTTTTATACCAAGCCGGCAACCCTAAAAACGGTCTCTTATCGTATAGATTTTCTTTAGCTGTTTTAGATGATGATTTATTATAATGTAAAAATACTTGTCCACAGTTTTTACCTGTAAACTCTTCTCGCCAATGTTCTAGTTCACAACCAGAATATATAAGCATATCTCCAGGGTTAAGGTCAACTTTAATTCCAGCTTGACCTTTGTTACCTGTTGGGTCTAGATAGATTGACCATGGATCACCACCTAGATTTAATGTTGTTGATATCTCACAAGAGTATCTATCTTTGTGTCTTGCAAGAACGTCTCCTTTTTTATAAATTCTAGCATATGCATATGTAGGAGATAATTTTAAATTTGTATGTTTTTCCATAACAGGTTTAACTTGTTCTAATAAAGTCTCCATTGCTATATCACTATAATGTGAATAAGTATTTGGCACCTGTTCATCATTCCACACTCCAAAGTATTCTGTAAAAGGTGATATATATTTTTGATCAAATAAAAACCTTGCAACTTTTCTTTTGTTTAAAAAATAATTATATACAAAACTAGCTATCTCTGGTGAAATTGCATTTTTTAAAACAGAATATTTATTTTTTTGGAACGCCGATTTTTTTAATGACATTTTTACCTTTCAATTGCATTTTAGATTTTAAAAAATTATCTATAAAATTTGGTTTAGTTTTTAACGGACTAGATTCTAGTATAGTTTTAATAAAAGCTTTTTTCATATCTTTATTTTGCATTTAACACTGCCTTTGGTATTGCTTGACAATTCCAGTGTATAAATCTAAATGGCTCATAACCCATATCTACTACGTATTGATGAGGCATGTAAGATGGAAAAAACATTGTTTTTCCTGGTTTTACTTTATAACTAATTTGTGAACTTGCATAAGTTACTTTTGTTTTATCTATCTCTGGTAAAAGATTCATAACATTACCTGGTCTAGGGTCTTCAAATAATGGTATAGATGTAGCTTCACTTGCTTTTAAAAAATAAAAACCAGATATGTGACCATTCCAATGTGTATGTAATGTATGATGTCCTGCACCTTTTTTAGGAAATTCTTGCACCCACATTTCTGTAATAAATAATTGATAATTAGTCATATCAAAACCCATTTCAACTAATAAGTTATGTGCAGTTGCACCAACATAATCTTGTAATTTTTTAAATTTAGGATCACCTATCAAACTTGTTGAATGAAACACATGTCCCATATCTCCTTTGTTACCAAACTTTTTATTTCGTTTATCTATTGTTTCTTTTAAATTTTTTTTTGATGCTTCTATGTAAGGATCTGATGCATTATTTAATTCATTAACAAAACCAGGTTCATCACCATACCATATAGGAGAAGAGAATAAATTTTCTCTTTCTAATTGTTGTGGAAACACTAGTTCTTTTTTTGTTTTTTTCTTTTTCATATTTTTCCTATTTATATGGCCATCCTAAATTCCAAATAACCAAACTGTTTCTTTCTCCACTTTTTACTGGACATACTCTATGCCACACAAAACCAGGGAATACAACTAAAGATCCTTTAGGTAATATTTCAGTGCATTTTTTAACATTTCTTTTTTTGCCTGGGTCCGTGTTTCTAAAATCAAATTCTAATTCACCACCTTTATAATTTTTAGGATTAGATAGTGTAACGGTTACAGATAACTTTCTAATCTTGCCGTTTGATGAATCTCCTTGTTCTCTTTGATAAGGTTGATCCCAACCATCACAATGCCAATCATAAAATTGACCTTTGGTATATTTTGTAAATTGACAAGACTCACTAAAGTCCCATTGAAAATTCCAACCAGCACTTGCGTTTGCTTGATGAATGTAAGGTTGTATTTCGTTATATATCCATCTGTCACTCATCCAAACAATATCAGAGTTTCTTTTCTTTTTTAAATCTTTTGTTTGTTTTGCATTTAGTTTTCGATTACCATATCCACCAGTTACTGCCATTTGATCTTGTAATTGTTTTCCATAACGAACAATGTCATCACAGATACGTTCTGGAATTACTGATTTAAAATACCAATAATAATTTGTTAAATTCATAATCTTTCTTTTACCACCATAAAAATAATATATTTTATTATTTAGAAATTGTCAATGTACCAGAAGCAGTAAATTTAATTATCTTATCCCCACCTGGGTGAGTAGATAATGTTCTTGCAGGTGTAGGATTACCAGCAAAAGTAACCGCACTTGGTCCTCTAACTACAACAATTCCTGAAGCACCATGTCCTCCTGCTCCATTATCGCCACCACCACCACCGCCACCACCAGTGTTTACAGTTGCATTTCCACCATTGTTTGGCCCTGAAGGAGATTCACCACCAGCTGCTCCAGTTCCTCCACCACCAGCTCCTCCTGGTGCTCCTGAAGCCACGGGAATTTCTTGTCCAGGTGCATAACTTCTTTTACCACCTCCACCTCCAGCATAACTAGTGTCTGGTCCTAAAATTGTATTAGGAGCTCCAGCTCCACCACATCCTCCCATATTACTAGTAGGTGCAGATCCTGGAGCCACTCCAGCCGTTCCCGCAGCCGTAGCTCCTCCACCTCCTCCACTAGTGGAACCACAACCATTAGGTTGAGCTCCTCCTTTACCACCAGCATTACCTTGTGAAGGACTTACAGGTGGAGTATTTCCTGCACCACCAGCATGACCACAAGCTCCATTAGGTCTACCATTAGGTCCACCTCCACCACCTGATCCTCCAGCAAGACCAACACTAGGAGAAGTTGTAGGTGAACTACCACCTCCACCACCTGATGATGTAATTGTTGTTGGAAATGCTATTGATGAATCAGTTCCATTTGAACCTCTTCCATTACAGTTAGGTCCATCAGTACCCCCTGCTCCAACAGTGATTGTATATGTTCCTGTTTCTAATTCAGATACTGCAGAACCTCTAAGAGGACTAGGGCCAAAACCAGTAGCTCTGTAACCACCTGCTCCACCTCCACCACCATTATTGGTACCTGCGCCACCGCCACCAGCGACTATTAAATAATTTAAATCTACATTTAATGCTAATGTTCCATCAGGAAAAGTTGTAGCTGGATTTGTTCTTTCTTTAAATAATGTTCTTAAATTCCATACACCACTTGCTTTATTAAATTCTTTTACGATAACTACACCTGAACCACCACTACCACCAGCACCACATCTACCAGATCCACCTCCACCGCCACCAGTGTTTGCACAACCAGCATAAGCTCCTGCACCTGGATACCCTCCACCACCTCCACCACCACAACAAGCTGTACCTAAATTACCACCTGCAATTCCATTACCTCCACCACCAGCATATTTTACACATGCACCTGTAATTGTACTTGGTCCACCAGCACCACCTTTACCTCTACCTGGACCACATGGTAAAGCTCCTGAAGCACCTGCTCCACCAGCACCACCACCACCTCCTCCTACATTGTTAGGAGAAGACGTGCCAGCAACACCTCCAGCATTTCCTTGACAAGAAGTTCCAGTACCACCAGCTCCTCCTGGAAAAGATCCTCCACCGCCAGATCCACCATTAGATCCTGTAACTGGAGATCCAGCACCTTTTCCACCAGCTACAGCTGTTGAACAAAAACCTACTGAATTATTTCCACTTGAATCTGCTCCTCCACCTGCACCAATCGTTAGAGGGTAAGCTGTATTTCCACAAACTAAAAAAACTGATTTTGTAATAAGTCCACCACCTCCACCTCCACCACCACCTCTACCGCCTGTAACTCCTGGTCCACCAGCTCCACCCCCAGCAACAATTATTGCTTCTGCAAGTTTAGATCCGGGTTGTGTTGTGTGATTTCCTGTTTCTAATATGGAAGTAATTTTATTTTTTCCAAAAGAAGTTATATTTCTTTTACCAATTAATCCGCCGTTGGTTCTTGCCATTTAAGGTCTCCTATTCGGACACCCAAGCTGAGCCATTCCAATTATAGACTGTTTTGGTTTCCGCGTCGTCGTTTGATTTAGTTGCTTCCCAACCTGTATCGTTGTCAGCATTATATTTTGTTTCGTCCCATGAAATTATATAAACCCATGAAGGTGTTTCTTCACCATCATTAATTACTGATGGATATGTAATTGGTGCTTGCCAATCGTCACTTCCATCTAATGCCCATGAAGCATAAGGTTGTGGATTTAAAAATTTATTTTTTGATGCATTATATATCATACCTATACCTGCATATTGTTTTCTAAAATTATTATTGTAAGAAGTTTGTTTCCATGTTCCACCACCAAAAAAATTTACACACCATGTTTCACCATCAGCGTGTTCGTCTGAAGGTACTTCATCATTTGCAACAACCACTACTCTTTTTACAACTAAATGTGTATCAGATGTAAATTCTGTTGGATCTGTTTTTGATTCTAATTCTGCAAAATGTGCCATTTGTATATCTCCTTAAAAGTTTATTTATATTTTAATTTTAACTTATAGTCAACGTTCCTGATACAGTAAATTTAGCAACTTTATCATTAGCTGGTCCTACACAAGCACTTAATGTGTTTGTTCCTGGTGCAACAGCAACTCCTGTGTTACCTGGCACTCTAACTATAACAATTCCTGTTCCGCCAGCACCACCATTAGTACAACTAGAACCATTTTCGGCTCTTATACCACCGCCTCCACCGCCAGTATTTGCTGCACCAGCAGTTCCATCGTTGTCTCCAGTTCCTCCAGCTCCTCCAGCATTTCCACCAGCAGGACTTGTGCCTCCTGCTCCAGCAGAGTCTCCTCCACCTCCACCACCGCCAGCGTAACTAACAGCTGTTTCTGTAATTGCATTTGGTGATCCAGCACCACCAGCTCCTCCTGCTCCACCAGAACCATTTGATCCTACAGCTGCAGCTCCACCACCTCCTGCGCCTCCAGTACCACCTTGGTTTCCACCTGCGTTACCTTGTGGTGGAAATTTAAATGGAACGTTACCACACCCTGGATTACAAGTTCCTCCATAAGAGGATCCTGATGATCCTCCACCTGATCCACCATCATCTGCTAAATGAATAGCTGCGGATGATGCTTTTCCTCCACCTGCTGCTACTATTAATGCTGCAATACTAGAATCATTTCCACTTGCGTTATTTGTACTATTATAAATTTTTCCTGCTCCACCACCACCTACTGTAATTGCATACTCAGCTGCTGCTAGTTCTATTGAGTCTGCTTGTAAAGGAGAAGGTCCGTAACCTGAAGCTATATAACCACCTGCTCCACCGCCACCAGCGTGTCCTCCACCACCTCCACCTGCTGTTACTAAATAATCTGCAGTTGCAGTTGTTTTAGTTATCCACTGTGAATTTTGTAATTGATCAAAATGATCATTAATATTCCATACACCTGATGCACATTTTGGAGTTGTTTCTTTAATTACTATTATACCTGATCCGCCATTACTCTGTGATGATGTATCTTGGTAATCACCAGCTCCACCTCCTCCTCCAGTATTAGCAGTTCCAGCTACAGCTGCGTTGCAAGCAACAGCAGCAGAAGTAGCTCCTCGGCCTCCACCGCCAGCTCCACCAGCACCAGCTAGTCCTGGTCTACATCCTTCAGCACCACCACCACCTCCAGCATAAGTTACCGCACTTCCTGTAATATCGTTTGATGTTCCAGCTCCACCAGCACCTCCATCATTAGCTTGACCAATTTGACCTGCAGCACTTGAACCACCACCACCAGAACCAGTATAAGCTACATTACTTCCGGCTCCACCAGGATTACCTTGTGATGGACTTGTTGGAAAAATATTTCCAGCTCCAGCAGTTGCTCCACAATTAAATCTTGCTCCACCACCAGATCCTCCAGGTATTCCACCTTTTAAAGGTGTACAGTTTTGCCATCCACCATTACCTCCACCTGCAGAAGACATAACAGATCCTAAATTTGAATTTTCACCAACAGTACTTGCAGAACTTGGAGATCCACCTGCACCGCCACCACCAATTGTAACTGTAACATTCCCATTTGGCATAGTAACACAAGCGCCTGTGCGATAACCACCTGCACCGCCACCACCAGCTCCTGTTGATACTCCACCTGCTCCACCGCCTGCTACTACCATTACTTCTGGTATTGTTGATGTACAATTTTTTTTTACAAAAGTTCCTGATGATGTAAATGATGTGACTTTAGTAGATGATGTACATACTACTTTTACAGGTCCGATAATTCCGCCATTTGCCATAGCTAATTACCTCCTACGCGTCGTCTAATTCTTCGAATGAAACAAAATAAGTTAAATCACTGTTAGCACTTGCTGTGACTGCTAATTGATCTGTTTCATCTAAATAGATTGGGTTTTCTAAAAAACTTAATGTTGCGTCTGCTGGAACAGAAATAGTGCTTGCAATTTTAACATAGTTAGAACCATTATCTACACTAACTTCTAATGTTATATCTGCTGCATTTGTTCCATCAATGTTAGCAATAAGTATTGTATTTATTTTTGCTACTTTATCTGCAGCTACGTCTACTGCAACTGCTCTTGAAGTAGTTACTGCTCCTGTTGCATTTTTAGCATTAATTGTTGCTACGTTTACTATATTTGGTGTTGCCATATTATTCTCCTTTTATCCGAATACGATTGCCATTGCAATAGCTTTTCCTACTGATGCGGCACTCGAATTTGCATCAATATATGTTACTAATCTTGAAGCTGCTGTTTTTCTATTAGTTCCACCTGCTCCATTATCTATTATAAATAAGTCAGCATCTACAATAGCTTCTCCTATATCTGTTCCACCGTCAATATCTAAATCTGCTAATGCTAAACTTCCATCTGGAAATACAGGGGTTGCTTGAAAAGTTGCAACTCCACTAACGTTTAATGTACCATTTAAATCAACAGCAGTTGCTGTTAAATCTATTTCATCTGTTGCACCAATAGATAATACTGTTGCACTAGTACCTTGTATAAATTGACTAGCGTCATTAAACATAAGTTTATTTGTGCTATTTAAAGTTAATCCAGTATCATTAGTATGTGTTAGAGTAGCATCAGAACCTGCACCAAAAACAAGAACTGCTGAGTCAGATAATAATTTAAGGTCATTACCTATTATTGTATCTTTAGCTACACTTAAACCACCATCTGTTTGTAATGATCCATCTGTTGTGCTTGTAGCATCTGTAGCATCATCTGTTTTTAAAATTCCACTAGCTGTTAAAGCAGCAGTTGTAGTTGCACCTGCAACATCGACAGCTCCAGAAAAATCTCCTGTTGCTGCATCTAATTCACCTGTTAAAGTAATATTTCTAAATCCTGTTGTATCTTTATTTGAATCGGTTGTAACTATTTTAGAAGCAATTGCAGTACCAAGTGTTACCCCATCATTAAAATTTAATTCTGTTGCAGTAGACGTTACTGCTACGTCTTCATTTATTTTGGGACTTGTTAAAGTTTTGTTTGTTAAAGTTTGTGTTGCAACAAGAGATACTAAAGTTGAGTCAGCACCATCTGGTAATAACATAACATTTGTAACACCAGCACTGTGAGGCTGTGCAATAACTTTTTGTCCGTGAGAATTACTTTCACAATTAAATACTATTGCTCCAGAATTTGTATTACCTCTTACAACAACTGTTCCAGTACCGTTTGGTGCTAGGTCAATAGTTGCATTAGAAGTAGTAACAATGTCTGCACCATTCATATCAAGATTGCCACCTAATTGAGGTGTAGTATCTTCTGATACATTTGATATTGCAGCAGATGTAGCTAGTCCTGATACAACAGTTGATCGTGCAACTTTTTTAAGTCCACCACCTGAAGTATCTATTGCTAAAAATACATCATCTGATGCAACTGTAGATATTTCTGATAATGAACTTACTGCTATTGAATTAAAGTTTGTACCATCTGCAACTAATAAATTACCTGCAGTGT